GTACCACACCAAACCAACTAATTGCACAGCCATGGCAAAAACCAAAGCTACTGGTATCTTTAAATCACCCATTGTTACCTCTTAAAGAATTTCTGTACGCCTCTAACACCAAACGATGCAGAGATTGCTATACCCAAACTATAAAAATACCAATCCGGCGCTTTGGAGAGTTGTTGAAAGCCGCTATCTACCCAACCCTCAGTGCCTGGAATAAACGCCAAAACAAGCGGAATAGACAGAACAATTACGAACCACTCGTCTTTCCAACTTGATTGAGAGCCTTGCGCCATGATGCGCTCCCAGTCAGCCACACTTGTTTCTTTACTAAGCATTATCTTAGCTTTTGCCTCGGCTTCCGTAAGTTTTAACTTTGCACTTGCAGCCTGTGCTTGAGACTTTGCATCAAGCCAACTGCCCGCCAGACCCGCTATTGGTCCAATTATAGATTGTAACATTAGTTTTCCTCCATCTGTATACTGGTCTTCTTGCTCTCAGCCTTTGCTGAATAAGCATTAAAACCCATAAAAGCCGCTACCACCCCGGAAGCTGCTATAACGTACACACTTGCTATATCTGTTATTAAACTTGCCGCTTTGTCAAATCCAAGGACAGAAGCAAGCAGTATTATAAACGGGTAGATCAACATTCCCATCAAAGCAAAACCTGTAAAACGACGCTCTGCATTGCGCTTGAGATCCCGGTCAATCATTTCCAAACGACGGTCTTCTAAAGCTATTTTATTCCACTCAGCCTTTTCTATAACGCCGTTGTTATTCAAATCGGCTTTACTAAACTCTGTCATCTCTTCGCCCTCGCATACGCAATTGCTATTCTTTTTTCCCGCGTGATTATAACAACTTTTCCTAATTTGTCATATATTATGTATTTTCCACGAAATTCTTTAAGTATCACAACTGTATTTGAATACAGACTATTTTTGAGTTGTCGTTTGTTACAAGAACTCTAGCTTCATTTTTGGCTATTTCGCATACTTCTTTTTTAGTGTAGCTGCCAACATGATAGTGTTGAAACTCATTACCACTAGCCGTGCTAGTTGTTAATTGAATCCATAATAATACCCACATTTAAATACTCCCAAAAAGCATATATAAAAATGGAGATGTTGCTACAAACATCAAAAACAAAACAGTTAATACTAATTTCATTACCACCTACCCTGCTTGCTACCCCAAAGATAAAACAATCCAAACAATAAAGCGGCCCCTATACCAAATATAACAAACCCTATTGCAAAATTTATCAAAGCATCCACCTGCTCTTGTTTTCTATATAACTCATCTTTTCTCTGTTTACGCATTCTAGCCTCTATCGATAAAACTTCTTTCCAAGCACTTGGACCATAGTTCCAAGAGATATGATCTTTTATCTCTTCTCTCATCTGTTCCATTTTTTTCTTGTTCGCAAAGATCTCTAAAGCAGTCTCTTCGTCAGACCCCCTAAACGTCTTCTTCCAAAACGGAGGATTCTTCTCCCGCTCTTCTATATTTGTGAAATCACTGAACGCCTTGCCCCAATTGGCAAGCTGTCCCGTCATGTCTTGTAAATCTTTGCCTGCACCAATAGCCGCCTTTAATCCCTTAAAAGCACCCGTTGCCATAGCCACACAAGTTATGGGGTCCATAACTTAGCCCATGTGAGTTGTGCCCTTGATTGCCGCGCCTGTACCACGAGTCTTCACTTTCTTCATGGTATCACTCGCCATTGGCGGTGTTTTAGGCTTACCGACTGTCTCAGGCTTGGGAGCTTTTGTAGGCGTATTTACTACAATTTTTACCTTGGACATTTTACTTTCCTCTTTGTTTAAGTAGTTCTCTTTGCATTGCACTATCAATTCGAGCCGCGGTCTGCTGTTCTTGACTTGCCAACCTCTTCTCAAACTGCTCTCCACGCATCTGCTGATTCTGCGCGTCAAGCTGCAATTTCTGTTGGTCCAGTTGAGCATCCTGCTGCTCCGACTGAGACTTGATCTGTAACTCCTGCTCCTTTAGCTTTACCAAAGGATCCGGCTGATTTGCACCAGATACTTGCGCCGATAGCTGCTTCGCCTGCTGCATACCCTCTGCCACAAACTGTGCAACCATTGCCTCAAACTGCAATTCCTGCTGATCCGCATCCATAGGACCCATCTGGGACATTTGTGCCATAGCCTGTTCCTGTGCCGCTATCTTCACATGCTCCATAACGTGCTTCTGCATACCCAAAGCAACTGGCGGCATCTGAGCAACCATAGGACTCGCACCAAAAACCAAATGAGACATAATATGCGCCTGATGGTTCTGACCCTGAAACGCAAACAACTTCATGTTGTCCAATGCGTTGATGTTCTCTTGTGCAGGGTCCGTGGGCAATGGCTCCTCGTCCGGCATCGATTTCAATATCCTGTCGGTATCTGTAACACCCAACGCCTCATACATATCCCTGAACACTTCGTGCATGTTATGCATCTCAGGAGCTTGAGCCGCTAACTGTAACTTAGTCTGAGCTAACGCAATCCGTTGTGCCTGACTAAATACATTCGGATTAGATACAGGTATGATATCCACACGGTCATCAAAATCACTCGCCATAACCGCCTGATCACTGCCCGCGATACTATACGGATACTCCTGCGGTAAACTCTCCGACATAACCCGCGCAAGAATCTTAAACTCCTGCCGCATCGCATAATGCATCCGCTTATGTACAGCACTCATTACCCGCGAACCCTGCTCCAACATAGCAATCGTCGTACCAACAGCAGCTTGCTGATTACCGTCGCCAACCTTCATGTCAGTAATAGTCGCGAACCGCTGACCCGCCTGAACCACAAAACCTAACAAATTAAACAGTGTCTGGTCGGGACCCTTAAAAGGTAGCGGCATGAGACTATCCCGAATAGCCCCACCCGGAGCGTCCACGTCACGGAACTCCCCAGGCTGAAGAGGATCGTCATCGTCTCTGATACGAAGTCCGCGGGCCTTGAAACCCGCAGGGAGGTTGGACAACGTACCCGCGTCGATCAACTGCCTCAGTGCCGCCGTGGCAGACCTTGAGAGTCCGCCAATAGTGTGAATTAAACCCAATCCGTAAAATCCAAACCCCGGCAAAAACTTGTAATGCACAAAGTAATTGATCTTCCTACGCATCTCGTCTTCTTCACGATAATTCCGCCGAATAGACAATATTTGCCCGTTATCCTGCGAAATCGTCACCACATAAGGCAATTTAATGCCCGTTGGTTCGCCATCTTCCCCTATATCCTCGTAACCCTCTAGGTCCAAATCAACGTGGCATTCCAACAAAGTACAGTCATAATCTATCTGTGACGGCTCAAAACCTCCGATTCTGTTCACTTCCTCCGTCACATTGTCCATCTCCTGCTGCGCAGGAATCACAGGTATGTCTAAATAAAATCCCCCGACCTGCATCTTGCGCAAATCGTTCAAATCCATCTTAACAACCTGTGTTACATTCGGACATGTCTCCAAATCTGAAGTCTCGTAAGGAACCACAAGATGCTCCGCAGGAACAAACTTAGATACAATCCGACCCAGATTCTCATCGTAATACACCTTCTTAAACGTACTGCCCGCTAACGGTAAATAAAACAGCATCTGATCCATGTCAGGCGTGTAATCCTCCATGACATTAGTCAGATAGTAATTCATAAACTGCTTAACACGCTCCGCCTGATCAATCTTCTTGCGGTCTTCCTTGCCCATAACAACAGTTCTTACAGGACCCGAAGGTGGCAATAATTCATTAAACGCCTGCGCCTGAAACTGCGTCGCCGCCTCCGCCAATAACGGATGAGTCACACCAGAGGCTCCACGAAACGGTTGCGTCCTGTCCTCGTAACTAAAACCAAGAAGCTCCAACCCATTGGAATACGTGTCTTCCCAATCCTGCCTAGATGCCTTGTTCCCCTCAAACTCACTAACCAAATCACCAGAGATCCTAGCCAACTCACTATCCGATAATGATTCCGCTAAGTTGTCGTCAAAAGCCATATCCCCCATAATCTCAGAGCCAGGGTCAAAATCTACAACAACGTCTCCACCCTCCTCCTGAATTATCTCTATCTCATCTCCAAGTTCCGTGAGCAACGGTTCCTGCCCAGAGTCCGGGATCTCAAGCTCAATCTCAGCCCTCAAGTCGTCCTCGTCCATCTGAGAAGGGACCCCAGAATCCATTAATCCCCCAATTGGTTCTCTAGCCATGAATTACTCCAATCAATAATATGCCCTTACCCTAACAGATTCTTCACCGTCTTGCCAATCATCTGTTGGTAATTGTACAAAATTACCCTGACGATACCTCATTAACGCCTGTGTCATGCTATCTACAAGGTCGTCATACTCCCCATTCGGAAACGCCGCAACCTCCTCAATCATCTCGTCAGCAAACGTCGTGTCAGGTGCCCAAACCATCCCCGCCTCAAATAATGGACTCACACTGTGTACCCTCGTTACCTTATCATTACCACGACTCGGTGTAAAATTCACCACAGGAATCCCCATGTTCCGCAATTCATGCGTCAACGGCATCCCGCTCGCCTTCGCCTCCACAATTACCGTGTCGGGGTCCCAAAACTCATACTCCTCCAACGCAATCCCCTTTAACTCAGGAAAATCCCACCGACCCTTCTTACTGTCCAACAAAATCAAATTAGGTCCGCTTCCACCCTCATTAGGATAAAATACACCCCACGTCGTAATCGCACTGTAATCCGCAGTCTCCCGCTTGCTAAACGCCGTATCGTAACTCTGTATCACATACTCTAACTGCGGAACCTCCTTCTTCTCCCACTTGTTCCACCACTCCCGCTTGATAATCGCATTCTCTTCTCCAGTAGGCCGCTGCTGATACTGCGCATTCCACTTGCTCGGAGGTATAGATGCGCGGACCGCGGTCAAATCCTCAAGACCCCAAAACTCAGGCCAACACGGCGTCCCGTCCTCAAATATAGCAGGTAACTCAACAACCTCCCACTGATCCGCTAAATCATCCTTCGCCATCGCCCGCATCAACTGACCCGTCATGTCCTTCTCCGACCAACGAGTCTGTACCAAAACAATGCTGCCCCCAGGCTGTAACCTCTGTCGGGGACCCCCAGTATACCAATCCCACGCATCCTCAAATCCACTGCTGCTCATCGCAGTCTGCTCCGAATGCGGATCGTCAATAATAACCAAATCACCACCACGGCCCGCCAAGTTCGATCCCACACCAACAGCATAATACATCCCGCCACGGCTCGTGTCCCACCGACCAGAAGCCTTGCTGTCCGCCGCTAACTTAACCTCCGGGAACACCGTCTTGAAATCATCACTGTCAATCAAGTTCTTCGTCTTACGACCAAAGTTTACAGCAAGCTCCGTCGTGTGCGTCGCCTGGATGATCTTCATCCCAGGATTCTTGCCCATCATCCACGCAGGAAACAAAAAAGATGCGAACTCACTCTTCGTGTGCCGCGGGGCCATATTGATGATCAATCTCTTGAGTTCACCCCTCGCAACACGCTCTAGTTTTTCAGCTATAATCCGATGATGCCTTCCTGATATGAAATCAGGCCACATCGCGCCAACAAAATCTAAAAAATTTTCACGACAAGATTCCTGCCTCTCAAGCTGCGCGAGCCTTAATTGAAGCTTCAAAAGCCTGTCTTCTACTGAATTTGCCTGAACACTCATGCCGGGGGACCCTAAACGATTATATGCGATATATATCATATAGTTATATCTCGTTCAATTTTGCAAATGATTATTTGAGAGAAACATGGCCCATGCTCTCGTGCCACAGCGCCACGGGCCGCGAAAATTTGCGCATAAATCGCTGTTTTTGCTCCATAAAACTTGACCCGATATCGGAAGGGACCCAACAAAAAATAATGGACATCGATGCAGTAAACGCGGACCACGGGCCGCAAAAAAACCCAGCAGTCAAATTGCCCGGGCATCCCGAACATTCGTCCAGGCGGCACGGTTCGGCAGCCGTCGTACGTTTGGCGGGCATCGCGGACGGCGGGCCAAAGTAAGTATTAAATACAAATAAAAAGCCCGCA